CAGTGTTTGGAATATCTACTTGCTCTACTAATAACCTTTTATACCTTATAATCCGTTCTTGCATTTTGGTCGTTTTCATTCCGGCCTCTCTTTTTCCATTCCCCCGGAACAATCTTTCGGCATCTCAGGAGTATCCTCTTCATCGTGAATTTGAAGCATATGGTCAATCCATGTTTTTGCCATTCGAGTCATAAAAGTTACTTGCCATAGAGAATCTATTTTTATATCAGAAAACTCGATCCCTTCTGGCCATTGGCCTGTTTTCTGGAGATACCGATAAGCTTTGCAATGATCTATGTTGTGGGGGTCAAACCAAACTTTACTCATTTTTCAATTTCCTTATTTATCTATATTATACAAAAGTAGGCCTGAAAATTTAAAGGAACTTTTCTATTTTTTTGAGTAGTTCCTCAAATTCTTTTGTTATCTTGCCACTCTTTGGAAATTCAGGGAGTTTTGTTCTTCTTGGATACATTTCAAAATAGTGCTTGCAAATTTTATTGTACTGTCTTTTTCCAAGCTTCTTGGCAGGTGGTCGTTCACTGGGGTGGACATATTTAGGTTCCATAATGGGATCTTCGATATATTCAGCTACGTTTCTTAATAATTCCGGTAACTCAATAAATTTGGCCAGTCCATATCTTTTATATAATCGGACAATTTTACCTTCAAATGTGTTTGCATTTCGGTGAAGGACACCACGGAGTAAACCTTTCCCATCTTCTCCAATTGTTTCTGTTTTTGTCCGATGCTTATGATCAAATACAGCGTCTTTGTATAAAATCGGTTGTTTTAATATAGGACAACATTTATTTTGGTTAAGCCATTGCTTTTTTCGTAGGCGTGCAAACATTGACCACGTGATTGTTTTATATTTATCTGGTTTCATTTCAAACAAAATTTGGGCTGATTTTGATAATATTTCTTGTAATGGATTCTCCGGGACCAAGAAGGATCCTTAAATCATTTCCAAATTTGTTGGATGTGTCTAAGTCCACTATTATCGTCCCAGACGAATTGGAAAAACTGACCATCCCTTGCCATTCTTCCCCTCTTGTAAAATCTCCAAGTACTTTTCCATCCATAGTAATTTGGTATTTATTTATTTGTTTTATTGTTACTGTTGAATTCATGTCTTCCTCCCAAAATACAAATTCCAATCATCGAGTTTCGTAGAATCATTGCGTAAGTGCGAGAATCCTAAAGCGTCACATAATTTTACAAGCTCATCTCTGTTAAAACCAGATTGTTTAATTTCTGGTAATTTAGTTCCTGGTAAGGGTAATCGTACAAGCCAATCATTGCGTTTATATAATGCCTCAGTTCCATATTTTTTGATGTCTTGATATTTCTTACTTTCTGGTTTTAATCTACCTGTTAAATACTTGGCGGCTGTAATTTCTCCAATTCCTTTTATCCCAGGAACAGTATCACTATTACAACCGGCAATTGTTTTCACTTTTATCCACTGTTTAGGAGTTACTCCATATTCAGTAAATAGATCATCTTTAGTAATGATTCGATTTTCCCCTGGATTGTAAATTATACAGGAACTATCAAGAAGTTGTAAAAAATCATTATCAGAGGATACTATTATAAACCTGGATTGAATATCTGTTTGCGCAATCTTTGCAATTAAATCATCGGTTTCATATCCTATTTGCATATAATTATTGCAAAATCCAAGTTGTGGTAGTATTTCTTTTCTAAGTTCTTTAAATTGGATGAAGGCATCTGTCATATCTCGATCATCAGCTTTTCGTGGTCTGTTTTTATAGAAAGGATAGTGATGACGCCTAATAGATTTTTTGCTGTCCCAACAAAAAACAATATTATCAGGATGAAGTGTTTCCCCTATAGTAAATAATTGATTGAGAAAACCGAAAATGACACCAACTGGTTTATCTTTGTATGACAAGCCACCAGTAGTATGCCATGCTTTGTAGCATAGATAATTAGAGTCAATGAGGACGGTTTTCATATTTACCTCCTCTTTTTTACCCTATTTTGTTCGAATTTAGATTCAAGCACTTCCCATAAATTTATCGTTTCTTCTTTCAGTTCCTTTTCAAGTTCATTTTTTTCTACAACGCGTATTGCCTTATCCATACTGCTTGCAAGCTTTTTCCCATTGACTGCATAAACGGACGCAGACGTTTGTTCTTTAACGAATTGTAAATTAGCTCTGATATCATCGATGCCATAATCGAAAATAATGCAAATTGGTGCTTTGTGATATGGTTTCCATACGGTTGATTTATATATTTCGACGTTAGTTTTTATCCCGACAATTCTTGTAACTTTCCTGCTTTTTTCTTTCCCGACATCGATTTCCTTTTTTATCTTGAATGGATTTCCTTTAGATACACGTAAACGCAGACTTGCGTAAAATCCAATCGCCTGTCCACCAGGGGAACTGAATTTTTCTTCAAAGGCACCTGCCCCTACATTTGCTCTAAGTTGATTGGAACAACACAACAAAAATTCTTTTTCTGCAATAACTCGACAAGTTTTTCGCAGTTCTTGACTAAACAATTTTGCCCGTCGAGAATATTCATCTTTTTTATCTTCCAGTTCTAAATCTGAAGCTAATGCGGCAAGAGAATCCGCGAATACTCCGTGTATTTTATCCGGTGGCGTTGGATTCCAAGATCTGATTGGTTTAAATATTTCTGGGGGGGTATTTGGTCGGGAATAATCCTTCTCTTTCAATTCCAAATCAAATAATCTGGCAAATGTTTTATCCAATCTTCCTTCAGGATCGTGGAACTTAATTTTGCCCCCTAAGCGTTGTACACATCCGGCTAATTCGCAAAGTAATACAGTTTTTCCTGTGCTCGAAGGGCCAAAGATTTCAACGAAAATACCAGCGGGGATTCCACCTCCTCTAATACGTCCCCCTGAAATGGCAAGATCTAATAATGTGGAACCTGTCGAAATTACTTTGGTATCCGATCCATTATATTTTTTAGCGTTTTCTATTTTCTTGATTGAATGTTCTTTTATCTGATTAGCTAATTGGTGAATATTTGGTTTTCCACGTTGCATTATTCAATCCTATTTTACTTTTTCACTGTCATATATTCGCTTGGATGTTTGATAGTGCTCCACAACAACTTGGCAAATGGGGTTAGTAGTTAAGTCTTGCGCTATTTGAAGTGCTTTTCTTCGTTGTTTCGGTGCTCCGTAATGAATAGTCTTTCCCTTCATTATGCTTTTCACTTGCCAAATATCGCATTTTCGTGCTTTAATCATTTCAATTTCTAATGTATTTTTAATACAATTTTTTATAAAGGGAGGATCACATGTACGAAAAATCATTTTCGGTTTACGGGGTAATTGAGTGCACCAATAAAGGGTGATCCGGCCTTTTTGTTGTACAGTATGAATCCAGTTTTTTCTGCAAAATGCTTCTTTTTCCAGACACCATATTTTGAGTTCTTTTTCATTTCTGAAGACACGTGTTTTGCATTCAAAACAAGATATGCATTTATTTTGTTTTTTAAGTGACATTGGCCGCATTCAATGCATTGCGCCTCTTGTTCATGTGAATAAGAGCGTCTATAATTTGCATAATTACTTCGCTACTTACTCCTTTTTTAGTTCTCAATTCATTTCTACATGCGACAATAAAAGCATGCCAATTTTTATATTTTCTCTGTTTTTTTGAAAGCGTTTGATCATCTATATAATGCCACATTGCGTTTTTTGCAATTGTAGGAATCGATATTGAATTGGTTAATTCTGTTCTAGTTTTTTGTAGTAATTGACAAAGAATTTCTGTTTTGGAAACACCTCTAGTTAATGCGAGGAGAGCAAGTGTTTCAACAAGTGGTAAAGGCAGATACGCACCTACAAACGTATCTGCCCCCATTGGTTTTATTGTCCTCCTATTTCTTTTAGAGAATATCATTATGTTGCTGCGATACAATCATCCCATTTTTCACAATCATCACACTCTTCATGACCGTCTGCTTCCCCCCAGTTGTGTCCGTATGGACAAGTTGGATTGGAAGTATTTTCCTTTGCCATTTTTGATGGGGTTTCCTCTTCTTTTTCAGATTTAGAAGTTGTGTTTCCGCCGTGCAATTCTATAATAACCGCATCTCGTAATTCATCTGTGTCATCATAATCTTCTGCGTCAAGTGTATCTAATTTAAATTCCTTGATTACCCCAGCGAGTTTCTTACGAGACATCTTTTTGATTGCATTTTCTGAAGGCAGTGTAATTGTTTTGGTTTCTTCTTTTGGTTCTTTCGTCTTTTTCTGTCGTTCACTTTTTGTTTCGGACTCATGCATGTTTTGTTCTTCTGAGGCTTTTGACATTTCGTCATCGGTATCTTCGTCATCCATTTCGAAGAACTTATTTTGTAATTCCTTGTATGTCTTTACATTGAGAACCTTGTCCAAATTGATTGTGTCTTCTAAAATGCTTTCATCAAGATCATCCCTGGAATCAAAGTCAATTCGTTCCGTTTTGGCGAAAGGTTTTCCTCTTTCACCAAAAGTTTCTGAAGCAAAGCGAATCCTTAAAGAGTGTCCACCTTCCAAATCAGCAAAAGTGAGAAATTCTTCATTTTCCGGATCATTCAATTCGGCATCAAGTTGTTTTTGAAATAAGTAATAAGAACAGTCCCACACAAGGATTTTGCCCTTATCCGGTCCAGATAATGGTCGCACATTATAAAGTACACGATCTTTTGCCTTTAGTGCCTTTGTAATCTCTTCATCCGCATCTTTTGCTGTCAATAATGATTCTCTATGCTCACAAATGGGACACGGTTTCTTTATGGATCGCGGACAAATTTCGATGTCCTTTTCAGCACCAACATCCCGATGAATTCGATAAGGACGTTTGTACCAATCGTCTCCCACTTCAAGTCTATCTGGATGTTTTGTATCTGTTATGGTATATAACAATATGTCAATTTTACATCTTCCACCAGGTTCAGCAGTAAAATAATTTACACCTTGTGGAAGAGTGAGATAATTTCCTCCACTTGCAGAGCGACGTGAATCATTCCTTACCTTGTCTTTCATGCTTTTTCGTTTCTTTTTTGCCATGAGCTTTCTTCTCCTGTATTTTGTTATGTTCTTTAATTAAAAATTGTTTAATTGCTTGAAGTGTCCCAAATGTAGCGATTTTACTAGCAAAATAAACCCAAACAAGTAAACCACTGAATAAGAGGAACCATTGCCATCCACTCATTTTTTTCTTCTTCGCATAGCTTCTTTTACTTTTACATCAGCTTGTTCTCTTTGTCTTTTTACTTCTTGTTCTAAATTTCGGGGTACTTTTGGCCCCGCAAAATATTGTTGACCATGTAGATTGATTAAGTTTTCTAAAGATGCTTTCCGTTGGAACACAAAAAGATCCTTTCCTTGTTGAACCAAATCCGCTTCCAGTTGAGCATCAATCATTTCTGTCTTTGCTGCTTTGTATTGTTTGTGTGTACGATAATACGCCTCAATGTCATGGACGTTCGGTTTTGCTTTATTCACACACCCTTCTGAATCTTTATTAACTTTTGCTATTAACTCAGAACGGATGGTTTTAAGATATTCTTCAGCTTGTCGTGCTTTCTTTCGTGCTTGATGTGCTAAATTGATATACTTCCATGCTAAATTTGCTTGATTTAGACATTCAATGTCTAACGCTTCACAATCTATGTGTAAGTCTTTTTCTATCTGATTTATCATTATATTTTCCAATTGTATGTGTCTTATTTAAAAAAAAAGAAAAAGTGCCAGGGTGAAACTACCCTGTCTCACCCTGGCGATTCTTGGTTTATTGATTATCAGTCAAGACCAAATTTGAATGATTTTATTTTTCGTTGAATATTTACCTTCAGGATAATAGTCCATGCTCTACCATTGAGCTACTTGGCCATTGGATGTGTTCTCTAAGTTTTTATGGAGGCCAAGGAGGGACTTGAACCCTCAACCTTGGATTTATTTGAGTTAAATATCAATTACTTAATAACCTCACTTTATAAGTTTGGGACTTCAATATAATAAGTTTAAGCTTAATTTCTTGAACTGATCATCTGACCAACTCAAAAGGTGAGAATAAGTATAAGTTTAAGTCCTAAAACTGCTAACTATGTATAAAATCAAATATTTGTTGTCCTATGGATAGCCTTGTTACTTCCTGGTTATTTGCTCTTTGCCGTGCCTTTTTGATCGCGCGGAGCATCTTGTCAATATTACCCAAAAGCTTTGACTTCTCAGCCGGTGGGATCATGCCAGACCATCCTTCTTGTACATATTTGCCAACAGGCCGATCTTCGGACCATTCCCTGATCTGTGCTGGGTGTTCCTTTGTAGCAGGAACAATAATCTTCGATTGCACCATCTTTTCTGTTTTGTGTTTCGTAGTTGGATGTGCCGTTTTCCAGTATCCTTCTCCTTTTTGTGGATCAGGTTGCCACTCTATGCCTGGCTGTAAGGTAGGAATAACATCGTAAATTTTTCGTAACTGCTTGAGCTGGTCTTCCATTGCCAGCAAAAAAGTCACAGGAACATCTGTTGCAAAAGTAGTACTGTCAATTACAATATCTGCTTTTGCCTTTTGATTGGCAGCCTCTTTCTGCAACTTAGCATCCCAAAACCTGACAAAAGACTTGGATACATAAGCAAGCTTTTTAGCGACAGTAGTTACGATCTCTTGCCGCTCTTCGCCCGCGGCCTCTTCTTCTTTTCGGGCATCATCAAACATCTCAAGCACTCTAATCCCGCCCTGGAAAAGATTTTGTTTCTTAGAAAAAACTGTAAGGGCCTCATCCCCTATTTTGGTTTTTTCTCCCTTCAAATCACCTTCAACGGCCAATAATTCGTGTAATTGTGGTGCCATAATACTTCCTCCTAAGTTTAAGTTTAAGTATAAATGTTATTATTTATTATATTATACAAAAACAAGCATAAAAATTTAAAGGCTGTTTTTATAAAATATTTTAAAATGGAACGTCTGTTTCTTCATCATGAATCACACGATAACAGGCAAATGTAAGTTGTGATCTTCCTCCATCGTAAAAATTGTCAATAAATTCTTCAAGAACATTATATGCGTATGGATTTCTACCATTAAGTAATACACTATTAGCATATCCTAAAACAGCACGTCTGATTCTTTCAGGATCTTCATTCTTTAATCCCTTTAGAATTTTACAAATTATGGACCAGTCTTTTTTCTGTAATAAGGCGCGACACAATTCAATTGTTTCACTGTGCGTTTCTGCACTTTGTTTTGCCGCTTTTAATCGTTGCTCTTCTGGCATAGCAATAATCGAATCCAATATTTGTAATGCCATACCGGGATGTCCCATACTATCCTGTGCGATTTGTTTACAAACATCCTTACCTAATTTTTCTACGCCTTCAGCTTTCTCTACTTTTTTAAGTAACCGAATAATCTCTTTATCTGTAATTGGTTGAACTTCGTGCAAAGAACATCGTCGTTTCAGTGTTATTTTTAATTTATTTGGTTCTGTGGTGCACAAAATAAAATAAACGTGTTCTGGAGGTTCCTCTAATGCTTTGAGTAAACTCTCCTGCGCATTCGATGATAGCATATGGATCTCATCCATTAACCATACTCTTGTTTTTCCTTTCATTGGTCGATACCGCATCTTTTGCCTAATTTCACGCATGGCATCAACTCCGGTGTATTGCGCAGCATCAATTTCCGCCATATCATCGGGATGACAATGAATTAACTCATCTGCTACAATTCTTCCAAATGTAGTTTTGCCACATCCACTTTCACCAACAAATAGAAAAACGTGCGGAATTTCATCTCTGTTGTCACGCATAGCGATCAAGGAATTGACAACATTTTCATTGCCCGACATGTTTTCAAGTTTAGTTGGTCTATATTTTGTTGCCAGACTCATATTATTTCCTCTTTATTTTACCGGTGTGGGCGGTAGTAAGCTTATGATATCTTTGAATGCAGAATATTCTGGATTGAGTATGTCAAAGAAGTTTGCACAAAATACAAGACCAGCAATTAAAGTTAGTATCATCAATATACTGTTTGCAGTAATCCAGATAGGTTCGTGGTTTTGATGATAAATGGAATAAGCATATCTCTTTTCTTTTTCTTGTTTCTCTCCGTTTTTGTAATAGTAAAGATTTTTGTCGTATTTGTTATCTTTTCTCCAAAATTTGATAGTTATTGACAAGAATATAATATTTACAGTGATAGCAGTTAGAAAAATGCCGAGGGATACAAAAGCATCAACAAATTGTTGTTTTATAAACCAAGGCCAAATTTGCTGAACGCCAATATTTAACTTGCGCGCGATCTTGTCTAAATAGGTTAGTATTGTCTGTAATTGTTCTTCATTCATTGTGAGTCTCCTTGTGCTAACATAACGGTTGCTGATACTTGCACATCAATACTTTTTGTTTTATCTATCATATTATTTCCTTTTTCATAATGTTTTCGATAATTCTATTGCCTGTTTTTCAGTAAATCCCTGTTTTTTAAGTGCTAAATATTTTACTCGTGTAAGTTTCGCTGCTATTTTAAGATATTCCGTATAGAAAGAAAAACTATTATTTAACTTTTTTAATTCATCTCTCATTTTGTTTGGTTCTGGAATACCTGGGAGTAAACTAACTTTACCTTTTGTTTTATTTGTCATATTACCTCCTTTCCAATGCAAGTTCGACTTTAACATTACCCATTCTATATTCCTTTATTGGGCGGTCAAAAGGAGTAGTTTCAACCAGGGAAATGTATATACTATTTGGCGAATACCCTGTTTGCGCTTTAAAGTCATTTATCAAAGAAGTGAGGGAATCAATAATTTTTATTTCCAATCTCTCTTTTTCTTTGAGTAATTCGTGTACCGTTATATCTTTCATTTTCCATTCCGCTTTATTCAACTTCATATCTTTGTATAACTTCGACTGGTTTTGGAATAACAACTTCCCCTTTGATGATAAACATATCTTGGGTATCCCAATCCCGTAAATATAATTCGTTTGCATGATTCAAAAAAGTAGGTTCCCCGTGATATTCAGAAAGCATTTTTTTTAAATCTTCCACTGTTTTATATATCTCTACTGAACCCCCATCAGACCCTTGTATTACAAAGTACATTTCATTTTCTCCTTTTCGCTTTGTCATGTTGAATAGAACTGCAGTAAGTTCAGTTAATGGTGCAAATGGAGCGGCGTTCCCAACAAATTCCACGCCGCTTATTAAATTATCTTTTGTTCGTTTCCATTTAGTTATAAAAACATCACCAAATACTTCATTTAAACTAATGGCACAGCCATGCAGTGGCCCACGATAAACCGCTTTCCCAGTTTTTAATGTTGATTTTGTTATAATTTGGGGATGTTCAAATTCAACGGCACCCGCCCATTCGAATAAAGAACTATTCTTTTGTATTCTCGCCCAACCTGATTGACATTTAATATCATCTATTTTTATTTTCATTTTATTTCTCCTTATTTCCTTTATTTATCTATATTATACAAAATTGCACCTAAAAATTTAAAGGCTCACTTAATTTCATAGTCTTCCATTTCATGCCAAGGTCGATCTACTGCGCAAAGTTCCGCATCTATTTTAAGTGGAACAATAATCCACTTCCAAGCTTCAGGAAGTTCTTTACAAGCAATATGTTGGGTGAGTTTAAAGAATTCTTTTTTTTCCTCTGGTTGAATATCTGCTACGACTTCATCATGAATCTGACCAATTGGCACGGTATCCCATTGTTCTGTTCGGTCTGTTAATTCAATAAAAGTCCATAGTAAACAGTGGAATGCAGTACCTTGAATTGGATAATTAATAACTTGTTTTTTATTCATTATTCCACTACAACGAAATCCCGTTAGTAACTTTACATATCCCCTTTTTTCGTAATATTTCCATTGTTTCTTTTTCCATTTAGTATATGTTCTATATCGCACATTCCAAAAATCATCTTCTACATTTTTTACATGCTTAATAAATTTGTCTGAATTTTTAATATTTCCATGTTTATCTAATCGAATAAGCCCTTTATCTTGTAAGTGAATCAACGCAGGAGTGCCATCTTTTAATGTGCCAAGTTTCGCCCATTGCAATAAATTTGGCACACAATTACCATAATAATCACCATAGAATTCTGGAAAGATAAATCCATTTTTTCCGCCCTGTCGTAAATTAGCTTCTCCTGGATTATGTTTATCAAGACTATCCAACATATAAATTTCTACAGCCATATCAAGATGCATATCGCCATGAACAGTATCATAAATTAGACGTTCATCTTGCGTATAACATCCGGCAATTCGTACTTCCATAGATGAGAAATCAGCTGAACCTAATTGATGCCCTAATCTTGGATATATTGCGGAACGTACTATCTTCTTTATTTCTTTGTCCCGTTTGGGTTGATTATGAAAATTCGGAGAATTTGAGCTGGAGCGAAAAGTTCTTACCAAATGTAATGGAAAAAATGGGTGTAACGTACCATTTACTTGTTCTCGTAAAAGCCCTTTTAAATAAGTATCTCTTGCTTTCATGTACTTCCGAACTTTTAAGAGATGCTTAATTTCTGGGAAATCGTTTGCTAAAACACTTAATACTTCATTATCTACAGAATTATTTCCCTTGCTGGTTAACTTTGATGATTTTAATTTCATCGTTTTAAAGAGTATCTTTCTGATTTGAAGATCTGAATTTATATTGCGTTTCACGCCGTATATTTTATTCCATAACTTTCCTGTTTTTGTTTTCCAAAAACGATTATGATGTTTATCAATTATACCAGTCAGTTCTTCAATCTTTTGTTTACAATAATTGATATTTATCCGCATACCATTTTGACTGGCTTTCTGTAAAGCTAATTCACCTCTATGCATTAACATGTATGCATCTTTAGTTGTTGTTGTTATTTGCATATTTTAATCCAACGATCTTTCTTCCATCTCCAAAGTTCAGTATCAGTCCCATCTTCATTAAATCTAATTATTCTGTCTCGGGAATTTCTTCCTACTACTTCTAACATGTCTGTTTCGTTTGGAGAGGGGCCTCGCCACATTCCATATTCAACACCATCCTTATTTTTATGTTTAACTCCTATAGCATAACATACTTCTCGTTGAGGCGGCTTTGTGTCCTCGCGAATTTCGCTTGGCTGGTATTCTTCCATATTTATTTTACCTCACAAATAACTTGTTCCCGAATCGTTTGCCAATCAAAGTCAATTAAGTCACACCAATATTCAAAAGAGTCACTAAGAATCCATTTATATGCATGTTTCCAGTTAAGCAAATAAGAAGGAGAATTTCGTTTTTGTTTAATGTCTTCTAATGCTTGTGTAATCATAATAATAATCATTTTTCTACATCCAATTGCCTCATTATGTATTTTGGATTCTAAGCTTGTATGTTTCTTTTTCATTTTAAATACCCTTATAAAACTCCGCTCCTAATGTAAGGAGGTGGTGTAGGAGAGATACACCCATTAAGAGCGGAGTGCGAGTTTATTTACTCAATGGGGTAAGATCCTCAAACATATTTGGGATAATATCCATTAATGTGTCCCATATAGTAAACGCAATGGGTCTAATTTGAGGATGGGCTTCCTTTGATCCACGCAATTTAATAAAATGTCTCCACTCTCTTAAATTCGCCGTCATTACAATTTCTGTTTTAAGACAATTTGGTAGAACTGATCTAGCAATTTGTGGAGAACAACCTTTGTCTAAAAGGCTAAAGTAGGCATCTTCTGCATTTACACAAGCAATTCTCCATTCAACCGTTTGTTCATACGTCAAATTTGGAGGTTGAATAAAAGTACATTCGTTCCCGAACTTGTCTTTGCTATAATTACACCATCGTGTGCTATTATGCACAATAAATCCGTTTGCAACATAGTTATGATGTGGTGCCTTCATTTCTAAATCATAAACAGGTTCCTTTCCAACTGCTGTTATTTTCGTGATTGTGTCAGGATGTGCCTTTTTCCCGATATACCATCCTCTATGTATCTTTTTATGACAATTTATACAGAGTTTGAGCAAATTTTCTTTTTGGTTATTTTTATCATTTCCGTCTATATGACGCACTTCCAGCTTCTCAATACAACCACATAGTTCACAATGGGCCACTTCTTCTTTTTTGCGTAAGGCAATTCTGCGGGAAACCCCACCTTTCCAGTTACTGTTTTTATCTCCGTATAAATTATTATGGTGATTTCTTCGCAAAGAATCTGCTTGTGATCTGACAGAAGGATTCTCCTCTTCTTTTATTCCTTTATTCCATACTACTCTACCATTATTGTATTGTTCCAAAATAGTTTGCCTCATCTTTTCTATAGAGAAGGCAGTATGGTTTTTCGTGTATTTCTCTTTGTTTTTATCATTCATACGTTTTACGAATATTCCTAATGCTTTTAGTCTTCTTAAAACTGAAGAATAAGGGGCACTAAATGTACTCGCAATTTCTTGCGGGCTTTGTTTCTGCTGTAGATATAAATGTTTTAATTCATCATCAGGTATTTTTAATAGACAAGGACGTCCATTCACCATAATAGAATCACCAATACTTAGTTTGTTTAATGAAATAAAAGACCCGTTTGGTAATTGAAATTCATGGTTTGCGGTTGCTTTAATCCTATACCCAAGTGACGCGTGCACTTCATAAACAGGGGCAATTCCTTTGTAAAAGACAGATTGAATTTTGTTCCTTATAATATTTCCCCTTTCATCACAGCTTCTCAAGCTAATTGTTTTATTATGCGTTTTTCCTTGGGGAGAAAAAGATCTATCAAACAATTGTTTGATAGTTTTATCTTTTCGCACTAATGTGTCTCCCGAAACACATTCCTGGGCGAAAGATGCAATCCTATGTCTTACAATTTCGTGAGTTATCCCACGGTCTGTTATTATTCGGAAAGAAGCACACGCATGCTCTAACATTGCATGATGCCCTGCTTTTCTCAATGCTTTAACAAACTTTCCTGCTGAGTCTTCCGTTATTTTGTCTTCAGATTTGTAACAAACTCTACCTGCCTTTTCTATTTGAATTTCGGGATCAATAGTACACCATAATAATTCTACACTTGGTTTTACGATTTTCATGTAAATCTCCTTTTCACTTTCCTTTATTGGTTTCCTTAAATTCTATGAGATCTATTCCGGCCTCTGCCGTCAGAGTCCATCGGCTGGTTAACCAATTTAAAATAATCTGCATAAGTTAATGGTTTCGGGCACGGCTCACAAGGAATTCTGCCTACCTGAACATCCATTATCGTTTTGCTTCTTGTTTTATATCCAAGCGAACAGTAATCGAAATTTAATGCTCGGCATCCATTACATGTCTTTTTCATTTGTCTCACCATGTATTATTACATACTCATCCGGCAGATGAGCATACATTCGTTCATCTTCGAAACTGCTGTGTTCAGACTTGACAATATGTTCAACGGTTTCCACCCAGTCGCATGCCATCCACATAGGTTGGTCAAATAGGGCCATGCCTGCCTCCAGGTTCTGCGGGAGGGTTTTTAGTTTCTTTATCAACTCTTTAACTGTCATTCTGTCGTTTAATCCCTCAGAGCATTATAACCTTAGTGCAAAATTTTCTATTGTATACTCATTCCCGATATGCACTATTTTGTCCTCTAATATATTGTATAAACGATCTAAATCATTAGTGGTAAATGGGGCGGTTTTAGGATTAGCTCTTATACTAACAAGTTTTGTAGCAGCCCAAATGAGATCATCCTTAATTTTGGCTTCTTTTTTAACTCCTTTAAGTTTCATAACCATTGCTATTTCTTGTTGTCTTGGTAAATCATTTTCAATACAATAATCACACATTTCATTTCCCTATAAACCTTTGAGCTTTTGGTCACCAAGCAGAACAGCTTTTTTCAGGACGTTGATATTCTAACTCCTCAAGTGTCTCTCCGTCAGTAAATCTTACTATTGTCATGGGAAGCCGACCTTTTTCAGTTCTAGTATAGATTTCTTCTACATTATGCTTTTTGCATACTGTAGCTAATTCACGTAGAAATAGAAAATAAGATGTCATTATGATTATCCTCGCAGATTGATCTTCTCCAGCACAATTTTCATTAATTCTTTGATAGTTTTTGTCCAAACAGGACTGAATTGTTGCTCAAGATTGATTCCAGAGTGCACTTCAATCTCTCCTGTTTTTAAGTATATCTCTGATGTTTGGTGCCCGGCAATCATGAATGTTTCGCCATACGGATTACTTATTCGTCTAGCATTCGATTGCGTCGTAATCTCTTGTATAAATGGATTATGTATAATGTACGCTTCTTGAGTACCGTCTGTATTGGAAGCGAGCAAAATTAATTGCTCACCTCCATCACCAAAGATTTTAAATGTAGAACAATTATACAACATCGGACGTATCTTTTCCCAGTAACGTAGAGAATCGTTTCTTGAGTTCACCAAGAACTTTTTCTGCCATAGTTATTTCACGTAAACGTTCTTTGATAAGTCCAATTGCTTCTTCTCTGTCCTCGGATTCAATTTCTGCCTTTGCATCTTCAATCAATTCATTTAGTTTCATTTATTTTTCTCCTTTTTCTATTTATTATATTATACAAAATTCCACTTAAAAATTTAAAGTTTCTGCATACGAATTAAATCCCATCTGTTCCATTTGTAAAAGTGCTAATTTATATTGCCACAATGTATCATATCCACAGTAAGTAAGCACCTCGTCCTCCCCGTATTTTTTAATAAACTCAAAAATTCTATTCACTGCATTTGCATTATTTTTTTCTACACCTTCTAAATATGGGGCAATGTGAGAATCGTAATCGCAAACCCCAAAATTCACATACGTTTGAAACTTCAATCCAGTAATTCCAGGACGATTATCAAGTATATGTGCAGCCTGCAAAGAATCCCACTTCCAATTTTTTATGATTGTTCTTAGTCGAACTTCTGCCCAAATATGTTCAAAAACCATATTATGCGCCATTTTACCAATGTGTGGGGCAATAAATAATTTTCGTATTTTATCTTTTACTTCCCTACTTTTTGGCAGCATAAACACATTACAATGATTTGGCGATGGGGCAATTGACATACAAACTAATCTATGCCCAATTGCGTGTGGCTTCAGTCCAGTCGTCTCGAAATCGATTGAAAGTAAATCTGTTGTTCTTCGTGTAAAATTTAATATATGGGATAACTCTTTTTCGTCTTTTATTATATTGATCTGACTCTTTTTATTTTCTGGAAATGGGGCATCTAAACAATCCAACGCCCTCTTTAAGTCCTGTAAATATATTGTAATAATTGCTGGCATCTTTTCCGCCATTCGATTTACATAGGACGGGTGAAGTGCAGGACAAAGCCATGTTTTAAAGTCTTGATCTGGAATTGTCCAGCCTCTCCATTTTGTTATTCCCCCAAGATTCTTTTTCCAGCGGTGTCCAATAACAGACTTTACTGCCTCTCCACCTGCTAGAATAATCAATTTTGGTTTATATTGTTCAATCGCTTTTAGTACTCGTTTTCTACAACAAGCAATTTCGTAGTCCGTTGGTTTTCTATTTGTACCATCTTCATCCACTGGACGACAATTCGTTGCATTCAAACTGACGCAATCTCTGAATAAATCAATTCCCAATGAAGCGAGTGAATCTTGCTTTCTTTTTCCTGCTTTCCCTTGCCAGGGCTTTCCTTTTCGATCTTCTTCTTCTCCGGGTGATTGGCCTATTATCATTATTCCCTTTTCGAATTTACCATAAGGTTTGATTTTCGGATGCAATAAATTTCGATAAAGTCCGCAAGAAGCACAAGACAATGGTTTTCCCGTCTTGTTTCCAGATGTGTCCTTAAATTTAGCTGCGTTAAAAAAGGTCTGAATCATTTGTCTATAAAAAGAACTGGCTTATTTAAGGTTTTTGCAATCTCAATTTCTGCGTTTATGCCTTTGGATTCTTCCCATCCCAAAAGCTTCAAAATCCATATCTCGTCTACCCATTTGATATATTCAGTATCGTATTTCTTCCAAAATTTCCAGTCCTTTGGCAACGAACACTGAATTGCTATAGGATGATTGTGTATTATAGGGGAATAAACAAAATAACCTTGCTTCATTAATTCTCCTGCTTTTTTACAAACATCAATAAAACGCTGATGTCTAATTATTGCATCCTTATGTGTGTAAGGACTTGCTAGGTATACTTTCTTCATTTATATATTCAATTTTCTTTGTTCTTGTTTTTCAGCTTGTTTAAGATTTCGCACCATTATTCGATAATACGCTTTTTTTAATTCTATCCCAATAAATTTACGTTTCCTTCGGATTGTTTCATACCCCTCAGATCCAATACCACCGAATGGGGATAAAACAATATCTCCAGGATTTGTCCACAGTTCAAGACAACGTGCAATTACATCTAATTGTAAAGGACAATTTTTAACAATCGCCCCTTCTGCTGTAAAAGATTCATCTTCATCGACACTAATATCCCAAACTTCTGATTTCCCTTTTTCTTCAATCTTTCTCACCTTTTTCCAGGCGCCATCTTCCCCAATCCAACCAGATTGTCGATATCCTTTTGAATTGCGAAATGCGAAAACCCAATCTTGAGAGGTATTAACGATGCGGCCTTGAATTACACACTTTCCTTCAGGTCTTCCAGCATAAACACTTGCAACAAATCCTCTTGCCCTTTGAACTATCAACTCCATTCCAAGAAGAAGGGCGCGCGAGATCGACGAAGCAGTCCAACGATCACATTTTTTTACATAGTGCCCATCAGCAGAAAGATAACCAGACAAAAGAGATTCTGCCCCTTCTTGTGACAATGTAACAGCTTCTCCTGGAAGTTTCTTATTTGCAGCACCATTTCCACAACGATTGAGAACGTCTCTAACATCATGTCTAAGTTCCTTGAGCGCTATTTGACATGCAGTGTGTTTAGCTACATAACCAGCATGCTTTCCAAGACGTTTGATTAACGATTCAACCTCATCATAAGAGCAAGATATAAAAAATTGCCCCATTCCTCCTCGCTTCCCACTGCGGTGATGGCCTCCTCTATGTCCATCTCCAAGCCAACGTCCAACAATCCACCATTCATCAGATGTTAGAAGAGAATTTTCTATCGGTGGCAATTTCAAATTTAGATAACCGCCTTTTGTATTGCGTGCTGGAACCCACATAGGATCATTTTTCATTGCAGAAGATTTTTCTTTAAATGCACTCCCTTTCATTCCTGGCCATCGACCTTTTCCTATAGGGCTACGAAACCAAAACTCATGTTCAGGTGTAACCCGCAAATCAGCAACACCATGAGCACATATTAAAATAATAGGTTTTATTCCATTGCATTTTTTCCCTGTAACAGCTCTCCATCTGCCTTTATGCGTTAATACAAAATCTCCAATTTCAATATTTTCAATTGGAACATATCCCTTTTGCCTTGTGAGAACTAACGCCCCAGAAGCCAAACATATATGTCTCTCATCATCCTTTTCACGGGCCTGTTTAATATTTAATGTATTTCCTTGACGAATATCCATCCATACAGGGGAAGCGTATCGTTGCCATACATGATGACTATATTTATTTTTTGCTGGATTATCATTTTTCGGGTTTGATGGTTCCTCTCTTTCCCCTATGTATTCTTCAAATCCACGTCCATGCGGAATTGGTTCTGGATTGTTTCCTGGTTTTACTACCGAAATAATATAATCTGCCCCTCCTGCGCCACATCTTGTTGAATCTTTGCTGATTTGTTTATGGGCAAGTCTTAATGCTTTTGTTCTGACTGCTTCAAGCAAGGGATCTTTCCAAATAGTAATTCTTGGCGAATGATAAATAAATCCCACTGCCTCAAACTTTCGAAGTAATTTTCCGGGGAAATCTTTTGCCCCCATATATCCGTCCCGTTCTTTCATAGCGGGAATATCAGAACAATGAAAACTCAGCACCCTTCCTGGTAATAGTACTCTATATAATTCTGGGATGAGAAATTCAAAATGATCATAGAACTCTTCATCTGTCGAATTCCCCATATCATGTGCAGATGCTGAATATGTAAAAAGAGAACTAAAAGGAGGGGAAAAGATCGAGTAATGAATTGAATTAGATGGAATCCCTTTCAAAACTTCAACGCAATCCCCATGATAAGCGCTCCATTTATCCGTAATTACTTGATGAATAACTCTTGGGAGAAACCTATCCTTTTTTGATTTCTCGCTATATAATTTTGCTTTTGCTTCTTTTAGTCTTTGTTGATAGAATTCAATTTCGTTTATTATCTGATCCATTTAGGTAACTCCATATCAACTTCCGGTTTGTATTCAACAAATGTTCTTTTCGTTTGTTTTAGTTCTTTTTTTGTTAAATCTTTCGTATGTTTAACCATATTTTGAAGCATTAGTTGTGCTTGTTTGTCTTTGCGTTGAATATTTTTAAGAACACCCCCCTCTCGTTCTTCAATAAAAATATGAATTTCTACTTTCTTCTTTTGTCCAAATCTCCATATTCTACGAACTGCTTGGTAGAACTGTTCCCACGAATCATTTAATCCAATAAAAGCGGCTTTATTGCATATTTGCCAATTTACTCCGAGTCCTGCTATTTTTGGTTTTGTTATGATCCTTTTTATATCACCCGCGGCAAATCCAAGCATTCTGTCAACCTTTGTTGCATTAGAGTGTTTGCCCGCTATTTCAATTGCCCCATCAATCTTTTTTGTCATGGCTGCGCTTTCCGCATTCAAATTACACCAACATACCCAGCTATCCTTTGTTTTATTGATCAAGTTCGAAGCTGCATTACTTCTAACTTCTACTGTTTCTTGTCTGACTTTTCGCCTTTCGTTTAGATCACTTGCTGGCATTAAAAGCAGTCGATTTTTTGGTTTTACTCTTGATTTAAGAATGTGCTCATGATATTCTATATCAGGAAGTAAAAAATCCTTATCCTCAAACCCAATGTCAGAGGGTTTACTTATCATAACTGCCCAAGACGATACCCATTTCCAAAATATATTATCCTTTACATGCCCTTTTAATCTCCAGGTTCCTGTATCTTTTGTATCATTAATGAAGAAAGTAGCCAACATCTCTGAACGTGTCATTACTCCTAAAAACTCTGAATGGTTACCTAATTCGATATAATCATTAGGAGCCGGGGTTGCTGTACAGGCAAGACGATATGGAGTGGTTTGAAATGCGTTTATTATTTCATTTCTTGTAGTCCCCGCAAAATTTTTCAGAATTCCTGATTCATCCAGGACTACTCCAATAAATTTATTCAAATCAAACTTATGTAATTTTTCATAGTTAGTAATGTTAATCCCGTTACAAACATCTGAATGAGAAGTACAAAGATTCACTTTAATATCAAATTTTTCCCCTTCCCCACAAGTCTGTTCCGAAACAGCCAATGGAGCTAATATTAAAACAGGCTCCTTTTCTTTTTTATGGGTTTGATTTGCCCATTCAAGTTGTTGAAGTGTTTTTCCAAGTCCACAACTTTCAAACAAAGCAGCTCTGCCTCTATGGATAGACCACTGTGTTATTACTTTTTGCCAATCAAAAAGGGCGGAGTTCAATTCTGATAATGAAATTTGAAATCCACTCTTTTGGTCAACAATTTGCTTCGTTTCAAGGAACTCTTTGTATTTATTCATTACAAAGCACAATTGCGTGTTTAAACGCTTTACTGGAAAATAAAATTAGTTGTTCTCCTACCACACAAGCAGTGGTTTCCTTTAGTATTTGTTGTAGAAAAATGGGATTAATAACAAAATTGATTTCCTTTTTCACTGTGTTTGAAACACTCATCTTTTCTTTTATCCATCCAGAATCCCCTTGACCTGAAACAGTTAGTCTTTTCCCTTTAATATTAATTTGTACCTCTTGATCTAACGGGGTCTCTCTCTTTGCAAATATTTCTGAGCGTTCAAGCACTTCCCCCATTTCTGAAGGAAAGTGGATTTTTTCCCCTGAAACATTTAAATTTTCTTCACAAGCCTCTACTGGAAACTCGCCTTCTATTGTTCTAAAGGAGAATAAAATTCCATCTTCCCCTTTAAAATGTATCCAATTTGGTTTTACTTGATAATGACTAAAATTGTACTTAACCAGCTCATTGATTATCGTTGCGGGAATAGAAAATCCCTGTTTTATTCCTGCAACGTTTGCTTTTGATATGCGATAACTATCTGAAGCATACACGGCTTCTTTCGATTCACTGCAATGTAAACAAGTCAGAATTGGACGGGACATATCTCTTGAAGCGGTAAACACACACAATTTTAAAGCAGAAAATAATTCTTTCGGTACTTCCTCCCAATTATCGCCCATTTCGTCTATTTCATCTAAGGGAAGATTAATCTCACTTTGCAACTTAATTCCAGCAATGATTTTTTTGCCTGTAATCCGAATTTCATTTTCCTCTTGAGTAAGTTCAATTTCATCATCTTTTTTTGTTTTGATTTTGTTTAGAAGTGAATAAAATTCTTCTGCGCGAACGGCCCCTTCAATTCCAATATCAATAGGATATGAAACACTGATTTCATCATTGAAAGTAACAACTCGATTTTTCATAAAGGCAAAAGATGTTGATTGCTCAATTAGATCTTTATGTGCAAGTCCTGGTTTTACAGCCTCAAGTGCTTTTAGTATTTCCTGTTTTTTCATTTTGATCTTCCTTATCTATTATTATTTTCCAAGTAGCTTTTCTAAAAGGCAAAGTGGATATATATATATATCATAGTAAGATAAAAGCAAGTGAGAATGCTTACTTACAGTTTGTGTTAGTTTTAAACCATGTGATCCCAATCCTGCTAGATATATTTTCATTGTTTCTCTTTCTGGACAGTTTTAAAAACATGATCACATTCAAATTGCTTTTTTATTATATGATAATAACTCAATAATCGTCTGGGAATATTTAACATTCCTCTCTCTCTCCATGCTTCATTTCCGGGAGCTGTCGTTGCTAAATAAATCTTCATTATTGTTTTGTCCTGTTTCGATATATTTTATCAACTGTTTCTCTCTCTCTCTCTTGTATGATAATAACTAAGAAGTCTTGAGAAAGCATTACTATTGGTTAAAGCATCCCCTTGACTTGGTTCAAGTAGCCATGTTGCCAGATATATTCTCATTAGAATAATGCTTTATTTCTATTCTTGTTTTTAAATGCCCAAGGCCACTTTGGCATCGATTTTTCAAGATCCAAAAAATAAATGACGTTTAATTCGTCTCGAAGTTGATACTGATTGGATATTCCTGGTTCTTGGATAATTTCTAATGAACGTTTACTATTTTTGTCTTTTGGTTTCTTCTTCGCCCAACGCTCATTTTCTTTAAGCACGTAAGATTGTTTGACTTGTGCAAATACAGACTTTCCTAATTTATATCCTTTTTCGTGGATATAGTTCAGAACAATCTGCTTTTGTATTGGGGAAAGTGTTTCTATGTGTTTTCCAGCTTCTTTTGTGTTTGGACTTCTATTTGAAACCGAGATCTTCCAAGAATTTTCATTGTATATCCATTGTCCATTCTTGAAACGGGGAACGTAAATAGAACCCAATCTTCCTGTTACAACCCATGAAGTAGAATCAACAGAATACCAAGGATAACGAAACATAAGTTGAAGGGAAGTGAGACCAAATCCATGTACTTTAACTTTAGGAATTCCGTTAGAACTACAAAGATAATTAGAGAACAAATTATCTAACCACAATATTAAATTTGTAGACGAGACAGGTACCATTCCGCCTAAAGCGATATATTTATATCCCCGCTTTAAGTACCGATTTAACCACTTTACAGGCTCTCCATAATGGAAAACGGGCAATGGAGAAAGGCATGCTCTTTCCATTATCATTTGGTTCTGCCATGTTCTCCTAACGTCTTTTATCGAATCTAAATTAGCATGCACATCAATAACATTCTGATGTTTTTTAATAAAATTAATATAATCATAAATATCAATCTCAATTCCTTGTGACCATGCGGAAAAGGCGCCTGAGTCAAGAAATAAATCTACTTTTTTGTTTTTCATGAGAATTGTCCGCCATAAATGGAATCCAAATCCTTCGTTTTTCAAATGATAGTATGAAATTAAACGAGGATGATCTATAGCAATATCCGTTTCTTTGTCGACGCTACTGCCCGCTAAATATATTTTCACTTAACTAATCGCATCAATTCTTGTCTTGCTGCCCTTCCAGCAGAAGTATCTTCGATAAATACGCCTTTAAGACTAGAAGTAATCATTGTGGATTGCTGCTTAGCGATTCCTCTCATTCTCATGCACATATGAACCGCCTCAATAATACATGCGGCTCCTTGTGGACGTAGATATCGCATCAAAGTATCTGTTACTTGTTCTCCAATTCGTTCTTGTATTTGCATTCGTCGAGCAAATACTTCTAACAGTCGTGCTAATTTAGAAATTCCGATTACTCGTTTACTTGGAATATAGGCGATGTGTGCTTTACCAAAAAATGGGAGCAAATGATGTTCACACATTGAAAAGAGTTCGATATTTTTAAGAAGAACAATTTGATCACATCCATCGGAATTAAATGTAGTGAATAACTTGTCAGGAGATTGTGCGTATCCAGCAAATAGCTCGTCCCAGGAACGAACGATACGATTTGGCGTTTCTTTGAGTCCTTCTCGTTCTGGATCTTCTCCAATGTATTGAATTTGCCGAACAATGTTATCTTGTATGGAATCCATGCCTTCAGGATGGTTCTTTTCCCATGGGAAAACAATCCAAGAAGAGTCCTTCATTTTTTGTTTGTTATAAAGACAAACAAATTTGGTGTTTGGAAATCTTTTCTTATATATTTCTTGAGTACGTCCAGAATCTATTAGATCATCTAATATCACATCTGCTTTAATTGGATCGTGGGTTACTTTTGCTCGTGTTAAAAATGCTGTAGCAATCATTCCCCCCTTTGGCACTCCATAAATGGTTATATTTGGTTGATCGAACCGTGTAAGAGATTGAAAGATTTGTTCCCATGTTATGTTCGTTGTTTTATTCATTTAATAATTCCCTCATATAAGATTGGGTCTTCTTTCCCGTTTAGTTTGAATGCCTCCAACCGTTCAGTACATGCACCACAATGACCACAAGCGAGCTCTTGTTCTTTATAACACGTCCGTGTCAAGTGGTATGGCACAGAAAGATCTAATCCAATTTTGACAATATCTGTCTTGGTTAAAAATAAGAATGGAGTATAAAGGTTATTAAGTTGTCCGTCGGTTGCTAATTCGATTGTTTTTTGCACAGAGGAAATAAAGTTAGGTCGACAGTCTGGATATATGGCATGGTCTCCTTGGTGTACGGCAATACCAATTGTAGAAATGTCTCGCGAATTTGCTATTCCAGCTAAGATAGAAAGAAATATTAAATTACGTGCCGGAACAACAGTTTGGGACATGTTTTTATCTGTATAATAACCTTCAGGAATTTCCCCTCCTGATTTGAGAAGGGTTGAGTGAAATTCTTGCGTAATTCCACTTATATCAATATGTTTAAGGGGAACTTTGTAATATTCTGCAATTTCAATGGACGCTTTATTTTCGTATTCGTTATGTTTCGATCCATAATAAAAAGATATGCAGAAGGGGGTTCCCCCTTCTGCGATGCATTGCGCCAACATAGTAGCACTATCCAAACCACCGGACAGTGCTACTATGATATTATTTGACGACATAATATTCTTTTTCCTCATTTTTAACAATCTGAAAGTCACTCTCTTTGTTGATCCGCGTTGGAACCTGTACATTAATCGTTTTTTTCATAGAATCTGGATTTCGTTCCGGAAATCTCTTTTCCAGTTCTTGCAAAATCCCCGCTTTGGAAATCGGCCCCTTTGTTTTGATTGTCTCTTTAATTGTTTTGATTACTCCTGGTCCTTTTTCTTTTTTATCCTTTTTCACTTTTTGTGTTGGTGCCACTCCTAATATCTTTAACATTTCCGCTTTGAGCAATCTTGGTCCGGTCAGTCCAACGAATTCATCTAACTTTTTCTGAAGAGATTCGAATTCATCTTCCGCTTCAACAATTGCCTTTAAATCAACAAGCTTTCTGGTTTTTTGAACCATGTCGATAAGCGTAATTTTAGGATCCGTGTTTTCCATCTGCGGTTCTTCCGTTGTTTCTTGTTCCGTTCCTTCCTTGGGGGCATCGTTCCCAAACAAGGGGACCCCCAATTCCCTTAGTGTATTTTGAATCCCGACAATCTTTGCCTTCCGTTCTTCCAGTTCTTCCCCTTCCAATCCAGTTTCCGTTGAAAGAGAAAGTTCCTGTTCCCCATCTACCAACAGATTTCCAGCTTCAAGTACCTTTTCTTTTAATTCGCTAGAAGGGGCTTTAACATTAATTGGTGGATTGGGGTCCAAGAAAAAGTTGAGTTCTTGCGCCGCGATTTCAAGTGCTTTTCTTTTTACTGCCATGATTAGACTCCTTTTTGTTATTAACAATGTTGTTTTTCTGGGTTACCACGAAGGTCGTCCCCAAATTTATTAGAAAATCCAAATCCTGTTAAATGACTTAATTGATCTGCTTGAAGAATTTCGTTAAAAATTCTTGACAATACTCCTTTTCTGTTTTCAGGAAGTGTTTTAATCCTAATTAGAGAAATGGAAATAAATCTTGTAAATTGTCCGGAATTCTTGTATTTTTTTCTATCAAGTTTTCTTTCTTCACATAATTCTCGTACCATTTCATGTGAGGAAATGTAGAATTTTTGCAGACCATCCAATGACCAATACTTCAAATCTCGTGGGATTGTAAAAATTGCCGCGAGTACTACCTTTGGCGATTCGTCAATTAATGTTACTCCATTTATTTTCAACATCTTTTTATTCCCTTAAAATATCATTCAATTTTTTAACTTATCTACTTATATTATACTAAATCACACTCAAAATTTAAAGGAAAATTCAACTTAATTTCAAAAATTTATGTAATTGAACATTAAATGTAATTTTGTGTATTATCGCAGGGAAGTTAATTTCAAACGTGGTAATCGCCTGTTTCACCTGTTCTCCCGACTCTACGGACAAAGCATATCTCAACCAATTACTGCGGAGAATTTCTAATTTCCTTATTTTTGCGAGAGCAAATTTCAAATCATCGTTCGTTTTGAGTACGAATTTAATCCATGAATTTCTTGGACTTTGAACAAATTTGGTATCATTTATCATGAACTTGTCCATTTCTGAACTTGGCGTTTTGTAATCAAGGACCAGAGGAATATCTAACGGACAAATTTGACTTCCGTTCGTTTCAATTTGGAGAATACAATCTTTTTCATATTTAAGATGGTGAACAAGCTCACGAAGTTCAACGACCGATTGAAGTAAGGGTTCTCCTCCAGTTAGAACCACATTTTCATATTGTGGAATCTTTTGCGTTATCGCAAACACGCTCATTTCTTTCCCATTACCTAGACTTTGCACATGAGGTGTATCACAATTATGTACCCACATATAATCAATTAAATAACTGTTATAAGGGAAGCAAGATAAATTATATACTTTCAATTTTGGTGGTCGTATAGAAGGTGATATATCGTATCGATTTATTTGTTTAATTTGTTGAACTCTGAATCCATTTTGGACTTGTAATAGCTCTTTTCCATCTTTCCTGTTTCCATTCCAAAAGTTGAAACCTACTTCATGTACTTTACCATGACATGAGTGGCAAAGAATCTGTAAATTGGAAAGAGCATCGTCTTTTGGATTCCCATTTTTGTGGTGGACATTAAGATTTTTAATAGAAGAACAAAGTTCACAAACATGTAGCCCTTGTCTCACTTCTTGTTTGAGAACAGTGCAATTCTTTTTATTGATTGATTTCCCCCAATTTGGATTTTTCTGCCCTTTTTTTGATTTAGATATTAACTCTTTTGTACGCCTTCGGGTTTCTGGAAGCATTAAAGACCATGTATCCTTATAAATTCCTTGTTTCTTTTTCTGTTGTATTGTTAAAGATAGGGAAATTCCCATTTGTGCATAATCAGTATTGTTCGCACTCTTTCTAGCTACTTCAGGATCTTTCATAGGATTTCGAAATCCGCGCTTTGAAAAAGATATCTTATTTTGCGGTGTTCCATGCAATATCACATTCCCAACGCATAAATCACACGCTTTTATCAATCCTTTGGTCGTGAAAAAAGGATGTTCTCCTGTAACAAAATAAAGGTGGTCTTCTATTTTTATTTCGTACCAATTATCTACTTCTCTTGTTGTTACATTGATCACAGTCGTTTGAACAAGATTTCCGTGCGAGTCAAAGGTCATCAAATCATCTCCAACAACCACTTTTGGTAATTGTTTATTCGGATTCTTTGCAAGAACTATTCTTGGGATTCTTCTTCCTGATTTAACTCCAAAACACCACGCACAATTTAAATTACATCCCTGAAATCGAACAAAAGTAGTTATTGTTCCTTGTGGAATAATTCCCACTTCTCCACTTATTGATCGAAAGATTTCATTTACCTGCATCATTTATTCTCCATTCCGCCCATGAATTTGGACCTTCTGATATACGAATTCGAGTTACGTCTACAGGAGAGTTTGCTAATTTCCTAATTAGGTTACATAGAAAAAAATGAACTATATTTTCTACTGTGGGTTGTTCATATGAAAAAGCGTCGAGTTCGTTTAGGTATTGATGATCTAATTGATTTATCAATGACTGAACAAGCTGTTTGATTTTGGTGAAATCAATAATCATGTCCGGCCATTTGGTCCATTCATTATCTCTAAATGATTTGGATGTAATTTTTCTCTGAAACTCAATTTCCATCTCCGCGTTATGTCCATGAACTCTTGCACATGGGCCATCATAGTTTGGTAAATGATGGGCATAACAAAAGTTGAACCTTTTTGTTACTGATAAACTCATTTTAGTTTCTCCAACGAATTTTGATTATAATTGATTTTGAGGTGAACCTACACCTCTTTATATACCTTAAAAATTAAACGTCTTTATAAATGATTATAAGCCTGTTCTAAACGATTATAAGAACGTTTAAACCGTTTCTACATCCTTATTTAAAATTGTTCTACAAGACGCAAAGAATTCAATTAAATCCTTTTCAAAATATAGTCTTGCTCTGGCGTTTATCCTGATAAATGGAAGACCCTTATATCGCATTCCTCCCAATTGATTTTTCGTCACGCCTAAAAAATTGATTACTTCATCTTCTGTTAACACCCCTGCAAGCGGTTGGTAATTCTTTGACATCTCTTTCTCCTAATTGGTGTGTTCACTTTTCTACGTCGTTGTAGTGTTTTTCCAGTTATTGTGAATCCAACAAAATTGAGAAGTGACTTTGCTTTCACTGGATTCTTTTCCACCGCAATTTTATAAATGTGTTGCAACTCTGTAGGATCAGTAAAAAGTAGGACCTGTACGCAATTTGAGCAAATTGTGCCTGTTTCAGATTCCCCATTACATTCCTGATGACAAAATACGCAGGTAGCCATTTTGTGTCTCCTCTGTCCACATGTCTTCTTTTTGTTCTTCTACATGGTCCATTACATCAATTCGTGCCGTTACTTTCATAATTTTAATCTCCTATTTATTGCATTTATCGTATTATACAAAATCGTTGCTGAAAATTTAAAGGGGATGAGCACCTCTATTAAAGGCGCCCACCAGATTTAGTTCACTCTCAGTCCTTGGATTTCTCTCAGCAAATAGTTCACTCACGCCATATAGGTTTCTCACTTCCGTTAGTACTTACTCACTTATTTTCCACTATGCACATGTCCTAACTTTTCTTCCGAATAAGGTGGCCGTACAGGTAATCCATCAATCGTTCTCCAATTTACATATAAGTCCGTAAGGAATTGTTTCATCATCTTCCTTATTGCGGCGGCACTCCTATGCGCTTTAGTACAATCCTTCCAAGGTTTATACTCTATTTTACCACCGGCTTTCATTTCACGAGTAACTTTCTCGCTAATGTCATATACACCAAAGCGGCCAGCTAAATCAGGACGTTTCTTCATTTCTGCTTGATCTTTTCGGTACTTTTCCGGGACGTAGAAATTGTAGTAAATCTTTCCGTATTCGGAACCAACTGCTTTGAGAAACGCACACGCCACCGTTCCATATAATGCTGTTCGCAATCTTTTATTATATGGACGTAAGAAACCAGGGGTTTGCTTATCCCCTCTTATCTCAGTGTTTGTTAGAACAACATAGGAAATACTATTAACGCCATTCTTTTTACTATGTATTTCCTCAATAATTTCTCCCATTTCATTTTTATACTTTCCTTTTTCAACCCGCTTCTTTCCTATAACCATGCTCGGATTGTAACCTGCGTATTGCCACATTTTAGAAACGGTGGTTGCTTTTTCAATATCAAATTCGGCTAGACACCATCCAGCTCCTATTGTGCCGATTCCCTTTACATTTTTCAACCATTCATTCCATATAGGAAAGTTCTTCAGACATTCTTTTATCATGTCTTCAATTACGCCTTCCTGTTCTTTGGCATTCTGCGAGATCAGTTCAAGATTTTTCACATCTTTAGGAAGGATTGTTATATCGTGTAAGATCCCGCCTTTATCCTGTCCATTTGCCTTTTTTCCTCTTCGATTGTCCACAGTTTTCCTCATGTCCTGAAAAGACATTCTTTGTCTAACATACATTTTCAATGCGATTTGTAATGGTGTTAACATTGTATAGCTCCTTTTCTTAGTTAGGGGTTAATGGATAGTTAATAGGTTCCTGTTTGTGACTCACTCATCTATTATGGGTTTCTCAGTTAATGTAGTTCACTCATTCTGCCTGGGTTTCTCACAAGGTTTAGTTCACTCAAACACCATGGATTTCTCTGAGTATTTAGTTCACTCACGGTAGATGGTTTTCTCGTGCCAGCTAGTATTTATTCATATCATGCAGCGGCTTTCATCCGCTTTGCAAATTCCTTTTCCCATACTGCTGATTTCTTCTTGAACAGTTGCAAAGCCTCCATATTATCATTGGTGTATGCGACACAATCATTGTCATGCCAACGGCAACATTCAAAGAGCTTTTGCCGATAATCCGCACTTCGATCAAGTTTTAAATGTTCTTTGTATTGTACAGGATCTAGTGTTATTTCTTGTCCAATCTCTTTTGCCTTTCTAACTTCTGTTTCAAGTCCACGTTTTGCTGGGAATCTTTTTTCAATTACATTTCCCTGTTTTACGGATACTACTTTTATGTCTCCTGCTCTCCAGCAAGTGAGACGGTTTTCAGGAATATTGAATATTTCTGCAATTTCTTTATCTGACATTCCTGTCGTAACCAGTTCATCAGCTATAAGTTTCCTGGAAATGCCGGTCAATGGATTTCCGCAAGTTGTGTTTTCAAGAGTGAATTGCTTTAGAATTTCTTGCCAATTCTTATATCTTCCAGTATTTACTTCGGTTTGATAATCAAGTGAATATTCTGCAAGCATTGCGGAGTATCGGTGATTGCCACTAACAATTTTATTGGTCTTTTCATCAATTGTTATGAGTGGCATATTTGCCCCTACACGATATGCCTGCCGATACCTGCTCACGAATGCGGAATTCACTGGTCGAAGTTCCGTTAATCTTTTGTCAATCTGAATGTCTTTCAATGCGATTTTCTTTGACTTCATTTTTTTCTCCTTATCTTATTTTGTTTTTGTTTGATTTCCTGTTTAAAAAATAAAACACTCGGACTTGATGGGCTTCTCGGTTCACCTAGTTCACTCCTGACGTTTGGGTTTCTCGCGGAACATAGTTCACTCACCTTCCTTGGGTTTCTCACAGTTTACAGTTCACTCTTTGACCCTGGGTTTCTCGCAAATCTTAGTTCACTCTGGTTTTTTTGGGTGCCTCAAATCGCATGGTGAACTCGACATCTGTGGGTTTCTCTTATCTCATAGTTCACTTATTTCAATTCCTCCTTTTTTCTATTTATTGTATTATACAAATTAGCGCCATAAAATTTAAAGAAAAATGCAATATTTTTTAAAAAAATAAATTCCCTAATAATATTCACCATTTAGCTTAGAAAAAACTTCCAAGGAACGGTCGCCCCATCCTCAAACATTGCAAAATATTGCAGACTTCCCGCTGGTCGAAGTGCCCTCTCCGCACTAAAATTTTGTTCAATCGCAGAATTCCCTTCACACGGTCCTCATCTTTTTGATTCATGCCAAAAAGGGCGGTAACATGTGCATTTTTCCGCTTATCCTCACTAAAATTCGTCCGATCAAGTAATCTTTTGGAATATCCACCAGCATCAGATTGAGTTGTATAAACAACAAGACATTTATATTCCTGGGAAAGCCGACGACCGGCCTGCCAAATCTGGTTCGTTTTATCTCGCCGATCCAGTTTAAAGTCATCGGATTCCATTACATCTGGATAATCAACTAACACGACCTTTGGAACATACCCTTTTTTCTTGTTCAAAATATCTAACTCTGTTCTAATGTCTTTCGGACGTAACATTCCACTTGGATAAACAAATAAATCCAATTCTCGTTTATAACGCTTCTTGAATTTCTCCACCGCCAAGACAGCGTCCTGCCATGTCAATGGTTTTACTGACTTTCTCTTTTTATACCACAATGCCCCCTTGAATCTGGGGGATGTGTTTTGTTCGGGATGAGTCGAACCAAAATGACAGGGTTTATATCTTGATGCTTCATTCACTAATTCCTTATATTCCTCGAATTTCTTCTCCCATATTTTTTTGAAATCCTCTTGTGCAAATACTGCATGTTCATTTTTCACTCTTCTTTTACATTTACCTAATTGATTATGTACACAATCCAGCACTGGGTAGTATAACTCGTTGCAGTAACACGGCATGTCACTGCGTTTTGTCAAGTAAATGCCTATTCGACAAAGCATATCTTCTTCTGTCATATCCCCAACTTCAAATAACGCTACGTTCGATCCTTGCGTTATCGCACGCATAGCTAATTCTAACATAAAAAATGTTTTGCCTACTTTATCCGGTCCAACGAATCCCACAAAAGCACGTTGGATCAATTGATCATTGAGAAAAGTTCCAAGGTCCCCTGGAAAGGTGATTAATGGGGTGCTTACAGATTCGAATGCTCTTCTGTATTTTTTTGGATCTGCATCTAATGGCTGTACTGCGGTACCTGTCAGTTTCTCAGGAGCATTGAAGGTTCCTATTGCAGCTTCTGCGTCTGTTATTTCCCCTTGTTCTGCTTGTGTTGTTATTTTTTCACTTAACTCGATAATCGCTCTTTGACGAAAGTATTTCTCTGTCTCGTCAAATAAATATTCGATATTAAATTGCTCTGGATCAAAATCATCGGATAGATCTTCAAGGAGCTCTTCGATCCATTCAGCTTGATCCTTATCAAGTCCCTCTTGTAATTTTTGGAAGTAAATGTCCTGAATGTGCTTCTGCGGTGCCCTTTCATACTTTTTGTAGTACTCCCAGCACCAAAGAGACAATGTTTTTGCGGTTCGACTTTGTAGGTACTTTGATTGAAAAATATCTTCCAGTTGCTGTAAGTATGGGGTACTAACGATCATCCCCGTTAGCACGCGTCTCTCAATATATTGAGATTCAGACATTTGTAACAGCCATCATTTTTCTCAGACGTCGCTGATCCTTTTGCCATCCCCTGTATCGTTTTTTATTTGTGAATCCTAATTGAGCCATTTCAATTTTTTCAGCTCTTCTTCTTGGATTAATTGCTTGCCCATCTAACATTTTTACTGACTGTTTATGTAGTTTTAATGGAAGTTCGTTTCTCATTTTAATCCCCTATTTTAATTTAAAATATTATACAAATTCATGCCTAAAAATTTAAAGAATAAATTTTACCATTTTGACCTGCTATTTTCTCTAATATGTCCTTTTGCCAAAAAAGGTTTCTTTGCGTTTACCCTCTTTTGTCTTCTCCACTCATTTTTACAAGTGTGCACATAGATCGAATTCTTGATGGAATTCGATCATCATCTAGTTTCTCCGCGAGATAATCCAACGTACGATTGGACGTAATTATTGTCTTTTTGTAATTGTTATAACGACTGTTAATGATTAGATACAATACAGAAAAGCTCCAGTCCGTAACCTTTTCAACACCCAGATCATCTAACACAAGAAAATCAACTTCACTATATTTCTTAATGATGCTCCCTTCTGTCTCCTGTTCCTCATTATAATCCCTGGTTCTTTTTTGATTGAATGTTTCACGAATATTGGACAATAGACCGGGAATTTCTACAAACAAACATCTTAAACTCTTGGCATAATAAGGATCATATTCGTTGTTTAAAACATTAAGTTTCTTCATAGCATGTTTTGTATGTTTACTTTCGGACAGAAAATCAAGCATCAATTTAACTGCAATAAGTGTCTTTCCAGTTCCGGCATCACCATGGAGATAAACACCATCATGTTCCATCAAATTGGAGATATCTATTTTACTTAATAGAGAACTTACTTCTTGACATTGTCGTTTTGGAACATCACAATATTCTAACAGAGAAACACAGTCTTTAATTCCAATCTTTTCAGTTTTCATCAATTACTCCTTTTTCAGAATCATAATTAATTACAGGTACATTGGCATACTTCCCAGGTTTTGGTTTTGCGTAGTTCCCATCCGCATAGAAATTTGGATTCTCCTTTGGCCCAAGTTTTTTCTTTTGTTCATCTGATACGAATGTGCGTAATTCACTTGGATCATCTAACCAACGGCTGTTATTCAACCATGTAGTAGGCATTGGAATATATTTTGTGTTTTGCCACTGTTCAGATTTCTTCTGACGAATTATGGCGCCTTTTATTTGTCTCCAAGTAGGAACATCCCTATTTTTACTTCGGCATAATTTATTCCATTTTGTTTTGGCTGTACCTTTACTTCCTTGTCCACTATCCCTCTTTGGATATAATGTCCAGAATTCATCAAATTGTTTTGGTGTGATTTTTCCATTTAATTTTTTGGGTGGATTGGAAGGAGGGTTTTCTTTAGAGGAAATATTTTGACCATTATTGAAAGAATTGAAAGGAAGATCTTTTGAATCCTCCAAATCATACGAAGAGGGGTTTAAATGGTTTTCTTTTAAATTAGTCTTTTTATTAATTGGTATTATTAAGCCAGGGTTTTCCATATGACGGTTAGCCATATCTGGGTTTTCCATACCTGGGTTTTCCGGATTATTTGTGTTTTTGAATGCAGGTTCAAATCCTTGTTTATCCAGTTGTTTCAGTGGTTTTTCCAAGTTGAAATTATTTGGAGAATTAGAATATGCCCAGAAAGAACCTATCCATTTTTTTGTTATCTTATCTCGATAACGCACCCGTAATAAGTATCCCATTTGTTCAAGTTCTTGTAATCCTGAATGCAATGCGTCAGGACCTTCTTTCATCATTTGTTGTAGAGAGGACATGTAACTTACCCAACCTTCTTGGTTTGATAATAATAAACAAAGTATTGCTTTTGCTTTCCCTGACATATCTGGTCGGCGAAGTAAATCATTTGGGATTTGTGTAAAATTGTTGGTAATAGAAACATTGATAGCATCCGGGAGTCTGCATTTGTTTTGTTGTTCGTTTGTAGGTCTGTTTCTTTGCATTTTGATTCCTATATTCTACAATTTTCAAGTACGGAAGGATAAATATTTTCTTTTATTAATTCAATTTCTTGTGGGGGCAATTGAAACCATTCTGTATTATTTATTCGATATTTTTTATAGAATTTATGTAAGGTATTTTC